ACAACAGAATCTAACGTATTCTGAGGAACCATGTAGCTATTCATGATAGCTTGGTCTGTCATCAACGGAGATACACCTAGTAGACTAAACTCTTGATTAGACACTGAAGGCTGAATAGCCTTGATAGCGTTACGGATCTCTGTTGGTGTACGTCCTTGACTAAGCAATGTATCGATGTATCCTTGCTTAGTTGATAACGATGCTGCAGGGTCCCATGTTAGTCCGAACAAACTGTATGTTGTTGGTGCTGGTGTGGAAGCAGGAGGTGTATATACAGGCTCTTGATACACAGGCTCAGCAGTCTGTGTATAAACATTCTCTTGCTGAATAGGCGCAGGAGCTGGTGTTGGAGCTGGAGCAGGGGCAGGAGCTGGAGGAGCATAACCATTACCCAACATCCAGGTAATATCAGACTGAGGTACTCCGGCACCTAGTAGTTCATCAACTGTTGTTCCATTGGCGTTAAACCAAGAAATCTTTTGTTGAGGTGTATAGCTAGACCAACCAGAAGGAAGTGCGGGTAGCGCCATGATTAGTAAGTCCCGTCATCGTACACAACACCACCAGTAGGTAGTGTCACTGTACCTGTAAAAGTAGGGGAAGCAACATCAGCTTTAGACGTGATAGCACTGGCTATGTTGTTGTATTCAGTATCAATCTCAGTACCTTTGATAATCTTACTAGCATTACCAGTTGGTAGTGTGTCCTTAGCTGCAAAGTTTGTGGTTTTGGTATAGTTACTCATTAGATTGTCCTGCCTGCTTTAACAAAAATATCCATTTGTTGAACAGAGAAAGCATCGTTACTGATATCTGCTTCAATACCTAATTGAAACACCCTACCAGCACCACCAATAGTTTGTCCATAACCTTGGAACTGCTTAGGTACTGGGTTAATGGTAATACCTGCATTGTACTCAGCAATGTTGTATTCAGATACGTTGTATTCTGAGCGAACAACATTAGGATACGTCCACAGAGCACTACGATAGTCTGTACCGTAGTCTACAGTCCACTTAAGAAATACATTGGTACCTGCTCCACCAACTGTTAAGGTATTAACCTTCTTCAGTATCTTAATGATGGAAGAATCACCAGCATCTAGATGAGAGGTGTAGTACAGGAATCTAAAGCTACTACCGTTGTCTGTATTACCGTAGTATCTTCCAATGTATCCTGGCCTACCTAAGTACATCTCTCTACTGCGTGTAGACAGTAAAGACTTAGGTGCGTACATCCACTGAGTTACCTTACAAGACCCATCCTGTAGACGTTGTTTGAGGTCAAAACAGTAGGTAATACCTCTAGTGGGTAATGATAGTAGATAAAAAGCTTCTCGTTCGTGATACACTGAACGGATATTATCATAGTCGTTATTAGTCAATACGTCAAGTATTAATTGATCTCTGACATTCCTAGAGATATCGAACAAAGGTGGTGACTTCTCTTGAATAACCCTACCTAAGCTACGAACACCAGTATCAGATAAGAAGAAGATATCAGTGCCTACATCCTGTACTGAATCTCTAGCAATACAACCAACACCATCAATAACTTCAACTAGCTTAAGATCTGCTGTAGGATCACCATCAGCACCAGAGTAAACAATAATAGTCTTCTTACAGAATATGACTAGGAAGCCATTAAAGCCTGCTAGAGCTACGATACTGTCAGTACCATTAGTAAGCACTGATTCAATGCTGACAGAGCCTGAAGCACCTCCAGACCATTTCATACCAGATAGCGTATCTGACCACCATACCGTAGTTTTATCAGTAGTTGTGTCCGCTACCCATAGACGACCATAAGCTGACAATACTTCATTACCTAGCTGTACTGTACCTGAATAGCCTGCATGAGCTGATACAAGCATCCATGTATTAGCTACATGGTCATAGATCAGTGGGTTATGTCCTCGTTGAAAGAAGTAAGTATTATCATTAAAGTTTACTGCTTTCCAGTACTGAGCAGTCCATGTAGCTGAACCATTGTAGACTTCAGTCAGTGTTGTTGTACCAGTGTAGATCCTGTTGTTACCGATACTGACAATCTCTGTAGTACCAGCTTTCTTAACAACTTCATGTAATAGTGTTGGCTCTGTGCTGTTGTAGCCAGCAGTGGTATTAACAGTTACCCAACCCTTACGAGCAGCTATGCGACCATACTGGTCAATCACTGCATTCTCTGCCCTAAGAGCAAACTCTTTAGGTAACGTGATAGGAGAGTCTTGAGTGTTTAATCCATAGAAGCCTGGAGCAACAAGACTAACAGGTCTAATAGGAGCAGCCATTATACCCAGTTCCAAGTTATTTCATCTTCGTACCTAGCTGATTCAATAGCAATGTACGTAGCTACAGCTTTCCTATAAAGATCATTCTGTTGATCAGACAATCTACCTTGATCTTCTCCACGTTCATTGATAGCACGTAGATAAGCACCTTGTATTACTAACTCTGAAGGTACATAGATAACATCAAGATCATTAACTAAATTAGCTTGTGGTACAACACAGTCAACCTTAACTGCATACGCTTGATCAGGTATAGGCCATAGATCTAACGTAATCTCATCGCTGGTGTTGCTATTACCTATGGAGAAATACTGAGGACCACCAGTGACTGTACCTTGCATGTTCACCCAAGCATGCATTTGATCCTGTGAGGCTTGCTCAAGATCACGCTTAAGTGTAGGTATGTAGACCTTTAATAGTCTTGTCCGTGATGATGTACCTGTGATAGCGTAATTCTGAGTACCGTTAACTGTATTGATTGTCTTGGTTGTACGTAAGATAGACCAATTCCAAGCATCTTCGATCTCACGTTTAGTTTCATTGACCATTGCACCGATAAGGTACGAATAGTCAGACTGTATCACTGTCGATACAGTACTCTCTCGCATACGCAAGAGAACGCCATTAACACAGTCTAAGTAAGTAGCCATTACCATTTCACCTTATCAGCCCAGTATGCAGCGGACATCTTACCTTTAGCGATGTTCTTTGCATGACGAGCCTTAAATGATTTATTCCTAGCAGAACCTTCTGGAGAGCCTGAAACACCTTGTTGACCAAACCTGATAGTCTTTATCTGATCACCTTCTTTAGCAACAACGACATGACTTTTAGTAGGATGCGAAGGTGTACGTTTAGGTTTGTTGTAACCAGATACACCAGCTTTTTCTAGCCTAGAATCTTTCATTTCTTCTTCTTAGGTTTAGTCATACCAGCTTCGGACAAAGCAATGGCAACTGCTTGCTTACGAGATTTAACAACAGGACCACCTTTACCACTGTGTAGTGTTCCTTCTTTATACTCTCGCATTACTTTACCAACTTTAGCAGGTTTCTGCTTCATGATGGATAACCCATCTTACGCTCTTTAGCCTTCATTGTTTTTGATTCTTTCTTTTCATGCATCTTCTTTGCTGACTTTGACGCATACTCTTCTGCTGCTTTCTTACCCTTAGCAGTGTAAGGAAACTTTTTATTCCCGACCATTGGCATTTCTATTCTCCTTTTTTTTGAACATACACTGTACTGTATCTGTTTCCCATATACGGATAGCAGTCCATAGAATTGTTAGCACAGCAGCTATAGCAGGTAATAACTCAGCTAACGTACCGACAACAGTAAGGATTGATACGGCATCGCCTAACTGTTTAACTTGCTCATCAGCTTGCAAAGCCATTTCAGATACCTTTCTTTAATTGCCTAACAAGGAGCCTCATACGGCTACTTTACGAATAGCTCTTACGATTAAGGATTGAGATTTAGCGTTATTGAACTGACTGCCATCTAAGAAGTCAATTCTAGTGGCTGTTGTAAGACCAGCGCCAGGATTGGTGCTAGACCAAGTCCTCAAGTTAGTAGCAAAGGCTTCTGATCCGCCAGACTGAAACGCAGCAACGCTTGTTTGTGCTGGTGTTCCTGTGGTGTAGTTAGAACCCCTAGAAGGCACTGAGTAGGAGTTTGTACCGTAAGAAGTGCTATTAGACTGTGTGGTTGGCTTGAGGTTGTAGTAACAAATCTCTAACTCATAAAGAGCAGGTAGATACCAATCCGAGTAACCATTGATCGTTAGCGCAGCGCACCATTGAGCAGCAGGATAAGTTGCTGAGTCTAACTCTGCTGTGTTCGTTGCTCCATCGTAAGTTGATAAGCCTAACGAGTCAGACGTATCCGATGTCTTGTAGTTAATACTGCTGTTTTGACCAGAGGCTTTAGGGGAGACCAAAAGATAGTAAGTGTTGCCACCAAAAGCTATCTTCCCTGCGTAGTAACCTCCCTGCCAGAACTCACCGATGGTAGACGGGCCTCTAGCACCAGATCCTGGGCCAAAGCCTCTGACAGAACCGCCTCCTAATGCTTCTAGGACAGGCATTATGCGTACCTGGACTGGCTAGCCAAGACAGTAAATGTTGCCGATCCTGTCTTGATGATGGAGTAAGAGTAAACGTCTATCGAGCTAGCATTACCTGCCGAAGGAGCAGTACCACCTAGCCATTTAGGTATGATGTTTGCACCATCGACCTGAACAGGAGATGTGGCAGAACCGGTTGCTGCGTTGTAGTAAGCAGTGCTTCCATTAGTCACTAAGAAGGCACAGGTTAAGACTTCTCCGGTCGCCATTGCGGTATTCAGTGACGTACCAGAAGAGGCTCTGAAGTTGACCGTAAAGTTCCCAGAGGCATTGGTTGTGTAGTACAGGACACCTTGGGTTGTCGTGTCGAAGTTAATCGTGCCTGTTGCTGCTGTTGCTGATACCGTGATTGTCTCAACAACACCTTGCAGCTTTGCGCCGATCTGCGAGGATGTAGACGCTAGAGAGAGTTGTTTAGCAAAGGTCGCAGCCTGTGCAGAGGAAATCGTAAGTGCTAGCGTACCTCCGGTCTTGACCTCAAGAATGTTTGTGTTGTCAGACGTGATCGAGGTTCCAGCGGTAGCTGCGTTTAATACATTAGCCATTAGATCACCTGTGATGTTGTTAGGTTGGCTACCTGTGAAGAACTGAAGAAGGTTACATCAACAGTGGTTAAAGGCTGGATAACCTCTACAGTCCCCCACGATCCTTCTACCCAGCTTCTTGTGTCATGCTGCCAATTCCACTGGTAACCTGCTCTGTCTTGTGGCTTAGGGTCTCTTACGATCCATTCCCAGTTTAGCCATACCAGTTCCTTGCCTTCAGGAATGTCTGTCGGTGGTGCTGGAGCTTGTTGCCAGCCCTCTGTGCCGTCAGTTTCTTGTGATGGGATAGACCCGTTCTTAGTCCAGTACATATCTATTCCTAAAGGGTCGGAAACGCTGCTGTTGGTGGCGTAAAGTTGGCTGTATAGCGAGCGTAGCCTTTGGTGATGCGGAAGTCTTGTAGATAGCCGTTCAATGGGGCTGCATTATCAAAGCCGGATGCAATAGAAATCCTTCCAGGGCAAGTCATTGTTGTTGAATAGGTAGCCGTCGCAGACTGCACACCATTCATATAAACAGCAAGGGTACTACCCGATCTGGCTAAAACAATATGCGTCCAAGTGCTTGCGGTTAATGCAGATGCTGCCGTTATTCGGTCAGCATTGCTTGAAAAAAAGAGCCAGCCTGCTAGAAGAGTTAATATAAAAGGCCCATCCAGAATCTGATGCTGATGCCCTAGTGTCAAGCAAAACAATAGCTCCAGCTACCGAATTAGGATAAATCCACATCTCAACCGTGAAGTCGCCTGTGTTGAACGACAATAAGTCCGTTGTTTTTCCTACTAAATAATCCCCCGTCCCATCAAAGTACATACTCCCCGTACTTGCACCAAACGGATTATTGATCGCCGTACTTATCTTCGCATCTGCCACCGTCTCCAGATCATTCTTGCTTGTGGCATCGTAAATACCAGCGTTGGTGAAGTTGAGGAGGAGGGATGTGTTAGTGATGTTGGTGAGAGGTGCTGTGGGGACGGTTATGGTTGATGATGTTGGGTCGTAAGGAGTTGAACCTTTAACAAAACGAAGATTGGACATGTACCCCAGTGTGGGAAGCCCTATAGCGTGATATTCGCCGACATACGGAGTTGAAAAATTTATGCTTGATGAATATGATGCGTTGGTGTATACACGCGCCCCATTACAAAACATAGAAAGCGTAGTGCCAGACCTACACAAAACAATATGATTCCACTGATTTGCGGCAAATGTTCCAATTTGTCCAGAAAAAACAATGGAAGAACTATAAAAATATAAATATCTAGGCCCGTTTCCAGGATCATACCCGATTTGAGTTGACGCATTGTTTGGTGCTGATAAATAAATACGAAATGCTAAATCCGACGGGAACACCCAAAACTCAACTGAAAACGTTCCGGTACTGAAGTCAAACGCTGCATTACTCGGCCCCGTCAAATAATCCCCAGTCCCATCGAAATACCCTGACCCACCATAAGTAGCAGCAGACCAGCTAGCACTGGGGTTGAAGGGTGAGAAGGCTTGTACGGAGGGAGAGCCGGAAGTGGTTATGGTGAAGTTGTTGGTGCTGTTGTCTACGAAGCGATTGGATTGGCAGGTTAATAAAGAGGTTTCTGTGCCTTGTGGTGGGTTTTGACCACCAGAGGTTGCGCCTAATGGGGATGTTGGAGGCGTAAACGCTGATGTGTAGACAGCACGACCTTTGACAACCCGTAGGTTGCTTATATAGCCAGTTAAAAAGTTTACTGAGCTATAATCTCTAGCTATTCTATAACCACCTGCAGCACCATTGGTCATCGTTCCTGTATAAGTAGCCGTACCTCTACTAACACCATCGATGTATAAAACAATATTGTTAGAACCTGACCCAGATCTAACTAACGCAAAATGAAACCAAGAGTTGGCGGAAACCGTAGTGCTAGATGTTATCTGAAAATTTAAACTTCCCCCGCTTGTATAAGCAGCAACAACTAAATTATTTCCACTGTTTAACGCAATATTCAGCTCATAATTACCGTTATTGTGACCATAAATGGGTCTGGTTGTACTTGTTGTTGTAGCGTATACCCATCCCTCAACAGTAAAGTCGCCAGTGCCTAAATGAAGAGCAGCAGCATCTGGCGTTTCTAAATTACTACTACCATTAAAGTAGTTTGACCACCCCGTCTGCGAGAACGGGCTAAACGTACCTTGTGTGGTGTTGCCGTTACGAGTGATGGTGAAGTTATTGGTAGAGCTATCTAAGAACGTGTTGTTTTGTGCGCCGTTGGTTCCGTTTCCGGGTAACAATAGCGTGGTGTATTCATAATAAGGATCAGACGTTACTGGAGGTGCAGCGCTCCCAGAGAACGCCGCAGCAATCATCGCCGTTAAGTTACCAGCCATTAGGTCACTCCTGCACCAGAGACATACCATGTATCCGTAGCAACCTTAAGTAAGGTAGCCATTCCCTTTGTCGCTACTGTCCTGTTACCCGTTGCACCATTGGCAAGCTGAAAGGTAACACCAGCACCAGAGATCGTTAGGTTTCCAGAGTTGTTATTAACGACAAGGATCGTTGTACCCACATCAATCGCCGTAGTTGCGTTTGTGTTTACCGTAAGGGTTGCTGTAGAGCCACCAGTGAAGTAAATATGCTTACCTGCA